ATAGAAATATGTCATGTTCATCTTTTGTCATCTTCTCAGTCCAGCCTAACAACTTGCTCACAGGAACAATGTAACCATGATCTAAGAAGATCTTTCTACACACCCACTTAGCAAGTTTGTATGTCCTACTACGCTCCATTGACCGATATATGATACGAAGTTTGAATTTTGGGTCTTTCTGACTGATATACCAGTCATAAGGATTCAAAACAAACGCATCATCAACAAAGCTAGTCTTACCTGAGCCTGTTAAACCGCCTGTTACAAAGTACATTCTTTTACGAATGCCTATGTATCTATTCAGACGATGAAACCCCATAGGAATACCATTATTCCTACCATTTAGACCATTGTCAACTTCTCGTTTGAGAGCTTCAAAACTCATAGAATATCTATTTTATTATCCTTAACATCATCAGCCACTTTGACTAATTCTTCTTTTGTATTAACCACTGTAAGAGTGCCACTTTGCCAAGCTTCTATGAGTCCCATCAACTGAAAAAACTTTTTCTCATCATTAGATGATTCGATTAAAGTTTCAAACACAGTGATCATCTTCATAAAGCTTAATTGTTCTTCTTCAGGGAACATTAGAAATGCTTTCTTACTAGAGCGTTCGAAGTTCACTTTTAAGTTAACAAGCTTTGTGTGTAATGCTGGGTCATATTGACTTAGTGGCTTTACATGTTCATACATGTCAAGCATTATCTCAGACATAGCTGAGAACATGAGAAAACATGATGCATTTTTAAATTTAGCAGTCATATATCAATTGATCTTTTTGTTTGTGCATTAGGTACTTCCACTCCTGTTTTAATCATCTCTATAAACGGCTCAAAACTTCTTTGTGCAAGATAGGTTAGACTATTCTGCAAGAAACTGAGCTTATTATCACCACTTCGTAAAGAAGCTTCCTTCTTTAGATATACATCTAGATTAGTAGCATCAACGATGTCTTGTGCAACATATTCTCCTTCAGCAAGAATCTTATTGAATTTGATTCTGCAATCCTCTCTAGCTCTCTTCAAAGCTCTTGATCCAGGAAACTTCTTTCCCTTGTGCTCAAAGTTATCTGTAGATGGGAATGCATTCCACCAGTTTTCAAAGTCTGATGATTTTTGCTTCAGTTTTTTCATAGGCTGTTTCACTTCTGAATCAGCAAATGTTAACAACTCTCTTCCTAGCTGTGTAACTTCTTGTGTTACATCAGAGACAAGACCTTTCCTGATCAAAGACTGATAGAGGCCAGCTATCTTCATACTTCCATCTGTTAATGGTTGTATGTCAACATTGGCCTCTACAAGCTTCAATAAGAAAATATGATCTAGACTATAGGATTGTTTGAGAAGTTGTTCAAAATGGGAGGGTGTCACATTGAACTTCATTGTTCTTCTCTGTGGTTACGATGATTTTTGCAGGTTTTATTTTCTCATACTCGTGGTTTGCTTGTTCCACTTCTTCTCTCATCTGCAAGCGTATGATTGCAGCTTCTCTAATTGGATCGTGTTCGTAATCTTGGTTTGTGTTCATCGTTTTCTATCGTGTTTAATTATAAATTCTACTAGTGCAATAAATAATGCAATGCTAAACAAAAAATAGAGCAGAAGAAAACCAGCCATGATTCAAAGTGTTAGAAGTCCAAAGTTTTTATCAAAGAATTCGTATGTTTCACGAGCCTTTGCACCGTTGAATCTAAAAACTTTTTTTAATATTCCAAGGGCATAGCTCTTGAACATTTCTTTTTGCTTCTTGGTTAGCTTCCATTCCTTCTTCCATTCTGTTTCTGTCACTGTGTTAGCCATTGTCTTACCAATAATGTTGAACTGGTATTCCAGAAGATGTTCTGAAACATTAGCTCTAGTTATTGGAGGATGTGGGACATGTGTGAACTTTAGAAGCCTCACTTGATTCTTGAACTCATCAACATCCCAAACATCGATGATAGCATTGTCTTTGAGTGGCATTAACTTAATCACATCTGGCTTAGAATATATCACTACATGCACTACACCAGACAGATCAAAATATCTACTACCTCTTACTATTGGAATTTTCATTGATCTTCGATGTACAGGAATAAAATTAACAGGAGGTAATGTTTCTATTTGTGTGTAAGATTTCTCTTCCATAATTAAAATAAAGAAATTTGGTTAGGGATTCTTTCTACTTTTCGCTTCTTACCTTTTGTAACAATCTTCAACACAAGACTTTCAGCTTTATCGATGTAATACTGATAATTAATATTCATTGATTTGACATCTGTACTTGCAGGAAGATAGTTCACCACCTTGCACAACCAATCACCAGCTTCCACCTGTGAACTGCTTGGTGCAGTTGACTGTGAGTCTTGGTTCTTGATTTTCAACAGTTTTTCACCATCACCACCACTTGTTACATAGTAACGAATAAGCTTATTGTAGATGGATGGTTCCATGCCTTTTCTATATCCTTCATAATGAAAATCACTTGTTGATTTCTGTCTTATGCAAAAATCAAAAGGATTTTTATGAAGAATAATACTCTCAGAAATAGGAACATCATCAACAAAGTAACGCTCAAGAGCAAGAGGGACAATTCTGGCGGATTTGTTCTTATGAAGTTCAAAATCCGTAAGAAAATCCCCTTTCTTCTTAATTTCTCCATCTGTTTTGATTGCTAGGTAGTCATTAACTGTTGAGAATATAATCTTCTTGTAATCAGCTCTTTCAAGCTCATATCCTGTAATCTTACACCACCAGGAATTAATCTTATCCATCTCAGCTAGTTTGCTTTTGTGGATGTGGATTGTAACACCATCAGTGTTTGCTGATATGACACGTATATCTTTGGTTTCATACGCTTCAATGAGCATCATCAAGGACAATTCTCCTGTGATGGTTGTAAACATAGTGAGTTGTCTATCATATATCCAACTGTTCATGTCACTAGATTTACCATACACAGAGTTTACAGCAAGCTTCAACGCACCAACAATACCTCTAATCTTCTTATCCTTCTTTGCAAAAGGCTTTAGTTCAAGACGCTTTTCATACATCTTTTTATAGCCTGTAAGAAACTCTTTTCCTAAATGATATGGATACTGCTTGTTGTTGATGATGATGGCAGGATAGTAACTAGAAACGTCCCAGTCAATAATGAGATGTTCATCATCCTCTTCAAACACCTCTGGTTTGTTTTCTGTGTGTAGCCCACCCTTCATGAACGAATACACATTGTCATAGAAGTGTATATGTTCCTTGAAATCATCTGTAAGCTCTAGACGCATCTTCTTAATCTTCTTAAGAAACTCTGTAAGCTGAACAGTCTTGAACTGTACATACGGAGCGATACATTGACTAATGAAGATGTATTTTCTAAAATGACCTTTTCTAGGAAGTGTCTTAACATCCATTCTCTTCTCTTCACAATAGTATTTCTTAATGATCTCATCACCAATCTTACTGTCTGAATAGTTTATGCATGGAATATCAAACTCTTTTTCTATATCTAGTCTCAGCTGTATTTGATCATTACCCTTGTACAAAGGATGATCTGTTTCACCTATGGTCACCTTATAAAACTCATAAGTGGCCATAACATCGTTCTTACAATACTGACGTGTGAGCCTTCTATCATCTAGAGTCATCCCAACCTTTGTGTGATGGATTGGCATTTCTTCAATGTTCTCAAGATCCATTTCAAACTCTAGTCTCTTTAGACTAACACGTCTGTTCTTATTGTCAAAGTGATGTATCTTGAACAAGTCAATCTGCTTGAGTGTAAGCTCTTCTTCACGATATTCAGCAAACACATCATAATTAGCATCATGAATAACATCCTGCGCTTTCTGAGCAATCATACCTGCTACATCTAGATTAGATTTTTCTCCCCAGTCATGGCACTTTCTCAAGATCCATTCAACAACTTGGCAGTCAAATCTTAGATTGTTGTAGCCCACCCAATAGAAGTCTTTATACCTCTCTGAGAACTCTACAAACCTATCAAGATCGTATTTGCTCTTGCTCACCTCAAACTCATGATATGTATTCTCGTGAGGAATATAAATCCCCACGAGAAACATTTCTTTCAGAGTTTCTATGTCATAGATTAAGACATTCATCAACTGCTATTGGTTTTAAGTTTTTTCGTTAGTAAAATACATAATTTTAGTTATTCTTCCAAGTATTCATCCCAATCTTGGTCATCATCATATAGATCATCTGTAAATCTATATTTCATGATCACTTCTTGGTCCTCTGTAATGGTGTAGATTGTACCATCTTGATCATAAGCTTGTTCATCAATCAGTACATGAACTACGCCACCATTGTTTTGAATAATCCAATTAGCATCATCAATATCAAACTCTCTAATTGAGTCATCATCTTGATGAATCCATCCTATTTCTGGCGGATATGCCACAATTAAATCAGCTTCATCAGGATTACCCATCTCTAGTGTAACCATTGGTTCAACAGGGAATCCATTCTTTGCTACAAAATTGTCATACTCTTCTTCAATGATGTCTTCTTCAAGCAACCACAGCTCAACAAACTCTCTATCAGTTCCTGGATATAGACTATTCATAAACCACATACCAGCCAATAGATCCTCAGGTTGGTAGAAGCTAACTTTGAAGTTAGCCTCTAACCACATGAGATGTCTCATATCAAATAACGACCCAGCCATTGTCTTTGTCTAGTTTATCTTGAATATCCATCCAATAATTATGACCTTCATTTGATTTCTCCCAAACAAATGCAGAATAAAGAAATTCATTCTCAAACACATTCACAGTTGAGGGATCTATTAATACTTCTTGATTTGCCATATTAGCAAAGAATTTGTTTGCATTGTCCTTGTCTAGATATACATCTGCCCAATGCTTGTAGGTGTTTAGTTCTTTTTCCATGATGGATCTGGTTTTCTTGATTCAGTGAATATGTGTTCAAATACTTCATTGAACCCGTAGGTTCCTCTAATTGTGCTTTTTACACCTCTTGGTGCTAAATCTCCTGGTCTTTTGATTTCGTTGTTTGCTTTAAATAGTTTCTTCATCGTTTAATTTTTTACGTGCTTTAAAATTTCTTTTTGCTGTTTCCATTGCTTCCACTTCTGTGTCAGCACACCCTGTATCATACGTCCAATCATCATTGAACCAATACAACCAATCTCCTCCTATAGTTTGAAACACTCCTATTGAATTAATAGGAACATCTCTACCATAGAATAGACTCTTCGCTTGTTTTCCTAAATAGATTTCCATAGTGCTAAAATAAAAATGTCCAGTGATTAAAACTGGACAATTATTCTTTTCCTTTTACAATATCTTTAAGTTGATTCCAGATTCTCTCTGCATTCTCTCCCCAATAGTATTCACATTTACCATCCTTAATTGGGGCTTCCATAAAGTATGATTGCATATATTCGCTAGGTTTTGCTGTAAACCTATAGCATTTTTCTTTCTGGGGACAATTTGTCCCTGGGCACATGGTGATGTCAGGCATAGTTATAGTTTTTCTAGTTCTTGTTTTACTTCCTCCCAATATCTCCATTCTTTATCTAATGGATAAATATGCCAATCAATACAGCGTTTTATCTCACTTACTGCTATCAATGCACATTGTTTAGCATACAGATATTCAAACTCTGAATCTGCTGGAGTATATTGTAAAAATTTATCTACGAGTTCTTCTGCTTTTTCTTTAGGTGTCATTTATTTCTTTTTATATTGTTCAAACCAGTCATATAAATTATCATAAGATTCTGTTTGTTGTAATCTTAATAATAATTGTAAAACTTCTTCCTCACTATACATTCTATTAGCTTGATATTTTTCTCCTCTACTAATTTCCTCTAGCTTCATAGCAATTTCTAAATCTGTTAATTGTTCAGGCATCTTTTTCGTAGGTTTCGTTGTAGTATTCTTCTGCGTATTCACAAAGTGGTATTTGCTGACCATGATTATAAGCATCTTTAATCTGCTCCTTTTCCATCTCTTTGGCTTGGTAAAAAATATTATGTTTCGTTATAAGAAAATCTGCTCGCGAAATTTGTTTTGCTTCATACCATTCAAATAAAGAATTAATTTCTTTTTCATACCATTCTACTGCTGTCTGTTTCATGTGTCTCCGTATGTTTCGTTGTAGTATAAATTAGAATCCCAACTCCCATTAGAAAACCCATTATCCAACCCATCTTGCCTTGCTCTTATTATCTGCTCCCTCTCTTCCTCAAGCAAATCATATAACAATCTCTCAACTTGTTGAAGATGATGAGTTGTATGCTTGCCCATCATGGTATCAATTTGTGAGTCTATTCTATTTCTAACCATTACTATGGCTTGCTGTATTGCTGTCTGTTTCATTCGTATGTCTGGTTATAGTATTGACCAGCCGTTTGATTCTGACAGTCTCCTGCTAGGTAAGCCTCTTTTATCTGTTGCTCATGTATCGCTTTGGCTTCCATTAAAATCTTGAACCAATCTAACTTATCCTTTGGTGTTTCCCATAGCTGGTCAAACATCCAATCTACTGCTGTCTGTTTCATGTGTGTGTTTGTTTTTATTGTGTAGTCAGGACAGGATTCGAACCTGTAAATAGGATGAGCGTATACCTATTACTCACTCGCTCTGTGGTTGCGTTTACCAATTCCGCCACCTGACTATTTAATTACAGAAGCCTAGACCAAATCTTAATTATAGCATCTCTTTTAGGGGATGGTTCTAGTTTTGACCATCTGTCAATCCATTCTTTAATTTCTTCTTTACTCATAATTTTTAATTTTTAGTAGTCAAGACAGGACTTGAACCTGTACTACAGATTGGGACTACATTACTGCGTCTACTTCACCGAGTGCTAACATTACACTACCTGACTAAATTTGCCACTGGAAAGCACTGGCGACTTAATTAACATCAAACCCAATTATTTACCCTACTAATGAACGCTTCTTAAGCTGATAATACACTTGTGTAGGCTTCTTATTCATTTTCCAAGCCATCTCTTTAATTGTGAGCTGATCACGCCACAATTCTAAGAGAACATCTATTTCTTCTTCTGTGAATGCGCTCATAATTCTATTCGTAATAGCCCCATTGGATTAGTTTATCCTCAGGGGCTGTAACATGATAATTGTTTTTTACTGGTTTTACATCAAATTTGACATTGAACTTGTCAGCAATTGCTCTAAAGTTCTCAATCTCCTCTTCTGTTAGTTTTATTGTTTTGGTCTTTACGTGGCTCATACATGTATATTGTTAATAGGATCACTAGTGAAGCTATTACATGAGCCAAGAAGCCAAGAGATGGATGGAGAGTTAATGTTCTCCATGTAATTATCATTGCTAAGGTGATCATGTAATACACAAATATGTAAAACGAGAGCATCAATGCAATAAAACTTGTCATATTTTTCATATGTTCTTTCAGTTGAGGTTTCATAGTCTAAACGTTTTCATGAGTTTTTCAATTAGATCTGATCTAGTAGTCTTAGTGTTCCTAATCTCCACCTCATCACTAACCACCTTGTAAACCACCTCGCTGCGATGTCTAATGTTGCTATACCATCTACCAGATATTACACGTGTACTAAATCCTGTAATTTCACTCACACGCTTAAATGAGTATGTGAGATTAGTAGGATAGAGCTTAACCATTGTAATAATTATTCTGTCGAGTTGTTCTTTGCTTTTAACTTTCATTGTTCTAACCAGCTAATAAATGTGCTTTCAAATCTATCCAAACTTAGTTTGCTAATCTTATGACAATACTTTGCATAAGCCTCTGTAAACTTCTTCTTGTCGAAGATTTCTAAAGCCATCACTGCATTCAATGATAGTATCATTCTATTTGATAATGGCTTATACTTAGACAATTCACCAGCATAACTAAACACTTCGTTAGCCTCTTTCAATCTTGTGATCTTGAAACTACCTTTCTTGATGTTTTCAGATTGTGCAGTTTTACCAACTGAAGAAAGTGTTGTTGCAACAGTAGTGATGGAATAAGGAGTTTTAGATTTAACCTGAATCAAATCTATATACTCTTTCTTACCAACATGAGCATATGATCTAATGTAATCCATATTGATCCATGCTTTCTGACTGTTGTTAAGACTTGATACAAACTCAACCAATTCTTCAACACTTGAGAATTTGTTTGAAAGTAAGTTACCAGAGAATGGAATGTTCAAATGTAAAGCTGTTATAGCTCTATTGTGTCCATCTACAATGTAAATTCTGTCAAACCCATCAAGTAGATTAGTCTTAATTAACAAAATGGGGACTGTAAATCCCCATTTGTTCATACTTTCAACTAAGTCTTTTCTAACTTTTGCATCCCTGTTGAATGGCATGCTATTGACTTTCTTATCAAACTCTTCTCTTGAAGAAAAATTTATTACAATTTGATTTTTCATAGCTATCAGGAGTTAAAGAGTAAGTCAAAATGATTAACCACTTCATTCATTGTATCCCATTTGTAAATGAAATGAGATCCCACTTCATCGTTTACACGTATTGAGAAAGGAATAAATGTACGTGTGAGAAATGCTTCACCTCTCATGGCTTCAAACTCATCTTCTCCTGGATAGGAAAAGTAAAACGTGTTCTCGTGATCTGTAATCACAACGAACTTCTTTGCTGCTTGAGGCGTATTGATGTCCATCAACACGTCTGCAATTGTTGTGTGTGCTTTCATGTGCGTTTTTGCTTTAATTGTTTGTTTATTTGCTTTGATTTTTACTTAATGCTATATAATTGAGCAGTTTATTCTGATGCTCAGCAGACGCACAAATCACATTAGAATATGATCTGTGGAAAGTATTTAATAAAATTAATCCACCATACAATTAACATCATGGTGAGTGTTGCCAATAAACTATAGAACACAATGGCTCTACTAAGTTCTTTCTTGTCAGTTTGTTTTTTCATGTGCGTTTTTGTTTTCTATTCTTCTAATTCTCCAAATAACTCTCTCCATTCTATTGGATGAATACCAGATATGATGAATTCACGTTCATCAATAGACAAATGAGGAAATGCTTCTTGAATCAATCCAAGTCTACCGTTAGCAAAA